CGTGGTTTTGAATAACACGTTTGAAGCACCCATGAAGGCATCATGGTTTCAGCTAACGACTGGTGCGCAACACGAAGTGAAGTGTCTAGCTGACAACATCTTTTACGAAGCAGGTAATGAACCACACGATGGCAAAGTCGCTGTTGCAATGGTCACTCTTAACAGAGTCACTAGCAATCAATATGAAGACAGCATCTGTGGAGTCGTGAAAGAGAAGATTAAAGGCACCTGCCAATTTTCATGGTGGTGTCAGGACAGAGAGCGTAACGCTGCTATTAACCATAACCTGACCCCACGACAAAAAGAAATTTACAATGATATCTTAGCTATTGCTTTGAACATCTATATGAACTACGGTAGAATAGAGGATCCGACTAAAGGCGCTTTGTTCTATCACGCTGATTACGTTCGACCAAATTGGAAGAATCTAAACGTCACTACTAAGATTGGAAGACATATCTTCTATGTTAAGAGTGACAAATTTAAGAAAGGTGATGTACACAATGGCACACATGATGCAGAAATTAAATCTCGATTTGCTGAGCAAGGAGCAGTCAAACCACTCGTTCTACTTGCTTATGGAGGAAGTTAGCCTAAACTCCATGAAGGCACCAATCGAGTGGATTCTCGAAGCTAACTTTGCTGACGAAAAGCCAGAGTTACTAAACTTGATTATCTGTAGTCCAGGTGGCGATATGCATGCAGCATTCGCCTTGATCGATGTTATCAGAGGTAGCGCAATTCCTGTCCGTACTATTGGACTTGGTCTTATCGCTTCAGCTGGCTTGCTGCTGTTCTTAGCTGGCAAGAAAGGTTATCGTATTCTTACACCGAATACTTCAATCTTGTCTCATCAATACAGCTGGGGTTCCTTCGGTAAAGAACATGAGTTGATGGCTCAAGTCAAAGAATACGACTTAACCACTCACCGAATGATCTCTCACTACAAGAAGTGCACTGGCTTGAAAGAAGAAAACATCCGCAAGTTCTTACTACCACCACAAGACATCTGGCTATCACCAGACGAAGCGTTGGAGTTGGGAATTTGTGATACTGTTAAAGATCTGAAATAAGGAGAAACGATATGTCTATTGATGTTAAACCACTTGCTATTATTTGCGGTACGCTAGCATTCACAACTCTTGTTGGTTGTATTGCTTACTACGAAGTGAAGCGTGATGAACTTATGTCACGTAACATTGAGTCTGCTATCGTAAAGGGTGTAGACCCGATGGCGGCACGTTGTTCGTACTCGAAACCTACGGACACAATCTGTGTGGTTTATGCTTCTAGCTCACATAAAGCCGATGCACCAACCCTAATCAAAAAGTAAACCTTTAGGATTACCTCGAAACCCCTGTTTTTACAGGGGTTTTTTGCCTTCTAATCCCCTTAAAACTTGAGGGTTATTCCAGATACTTGTTGTCGTTTATTCCAAAGTGCTGTATAATAACTACATGTTAAGAGAGAAGGAGATTGAAATGGGTTTCGAGAAAGTTGTTTTGGATAAGGTTGAGAAAGTTCTGAAAACCGATAACCGTGCATATTTTGCTTACGGTACAATGGCTGTTGAATGTTCAGCCAAAGAAGCTGCTAAGATTGAGACTGCTCTGTTGAAAGATGCTACATACGGCATTATCGTCTCAAAAGCAGGTGAGGAATTTCTTTTCGATTTTGTGTGAGGTGTAAAATGGCTGAAGTCAAACTGAATGGTCTGTTTAAAGTTACTGTCACTGAGTATGAGCGTGGTTGGGGACAACGTACTGACCCCGAAGACACCAAGTTCTTCACTACACGAGAAGAAGCTGAGAAGTACCAAGCCCACTGGGAGAAGGGTGGCACACCAGACTATTTCTGGCGTGCTCAAATTGAGAAAGTTGATTAATGGTTGCTAACGTCCACTTCCTCCGTAAGCTGGCGTCTGACGAGTTGCGAGACACCATGTTCTTTGCAACTGGTCAGGTTCCTTCCAAAGAACGAGACCCAAACTTTGTAATGCTCAGAGCCGACTGGCTGAATGTTAAGGTTGTTACAAGCCGAAACATCTTAGTCAATGGTGACAAGTGTAAGTCTGTTCCCGAAGCTAAGTTCGCCATCCAGCAACTTATTGCTTGACATTTATTCATCATTGGGGTATAATAACTGTATGGCACTTATACATACCACTCTTCAAAAAAGTAAGAAACGTAAACCTAACGCTAAGCAGCGTGAGTTAGACGCAAGCTGGGAAAAACTTATGGCAAAATATGAAGCACCAAAGAAAAAGATTAACCGTGCATCTTCTCTGAGCGAGTCTGGGTATAGCTTGTCTATTCCTGCTGGTCGTGATAGCAAGCAGTACCCATCACGTGACACTGGCGTGGGTTCCACTGCACTACGTGCACCAAAGGTTTATACTGGCACAGCAATGCTCGGCGTAGCTACCATGCACAAAAGCAATTCTGTTCCTGTGTTCTCTAGCCAAGAGGCTACCGAAATTTCATCAATGCGTCGTTAAGGAAATATATTATGTTCAATCGCCACTCAATCGAATCTAAAATGCTCGACCTGACTATCCAACGTGACGTTGCTGGGCTGAATGCCTTGCTGCGTGACTTGATGACCCAACGTAAGAAAATGGACGTTTGGTTTGATAAGTATCTGGATGCAGTCGACTCACAAATGGATCCTTCCGTCTCTGACAGTCCTGTGTGGAAACTGTACAACAGCAAGTTTGCTGAGTATGAAGACCTGCAAGCTGCCATCAAGAGCGTAAACTACTTCCGAGAAAAATACAATGTCCCAACCGCTACTGTTTAAAGACTCCAACTCTTTTTCTACCTACATCGAGAATGCTGTTAGGCAGAAGAAGGGTTTGACTCACTTAGATGCTGTACTTGATTATTGCCGTGTCAACTTTATTGACCCTGCTGAGATCAAAAGCCTAATCAATAAGTCATTGAAGGAAAAGATGCGAATCGACTTCCAGAACGATGGCTATCTTCCCAAGAACGCAACACTAGATATATGACATGGATGGCTTTAGAGCTTACAAGTATTACATTGCAACTAAGCTGCACTTCACCACAGACAAGTTCAATGTCTTTGAAAACTCCAACGTAAAAGGATCGAGAGATGCCTTCTTTAACCGAAATGACCGATACATATTTGAAAAACTTGCACGAAAGTTTACAAGTGACCACGATCTTATACAGTACTATGTGGCAAATTTCGCTTACGGCAATGATGCCGTCGCTTATCACGATAGTGAGTCTGACACAAACCTAACTGTTTGGACAAAGCGTAAACAATCTATTACACGAATCTTTGAGAACGACCTGTCTGCAATAATCCTTCATCTTGAGAAAGAGAAGAAAGGTCAGACAGAGTTGTTCACCTTTAATGATAACAACTTCCCTGAATTATTCAAGTTATACCTTGGACACTATGTCACTATTGAGTCACTCTCTATACTCAACCAATTCCAAACCTTCTTACCATCTTGGAGGCAAAATGCAAACTTGATATGGGACGAAGAATGCCGTAGAATTGAGAAGGTAAAGGGCTTTGTTAAATACGACGAGTCCAAGCTAACTCCAGTTTACAAAAAGTTTTTAGAGGATTTAAGCGAGTTAAAGCATGGGACGCACATACAGGAAAGATAATTCTTGGGAGGATGATAACCGCAAGCAGCGTGGTTACAGCCCGAAAAAAAGTAAAAAAAGTTTTAGTACCTCTGGTATGAAAGTACTAAATAACTATGTTGAGGATGAAGTCGATCACATAGACTTTGACCAAGACGAAAAACATACTAATCATACATCCAATCATACGACATAAAGGACATACAAATGGATATTCAAGCACTACGCAAAATGCGCAATCAAGACTTCTCCAAAATCGCTGGAGAGTTTGACAAAATGTCTAACCCCGATTCTGCGGGTGGCAAATCATACAAAGACGAACGTGTCTGGAAACTAGAACCAGATAAAGCAGGTAACGCAACAGCCGTTATTCGCTTCCTTCCTCGCACAGAAGGTGATGAACTTCCTTGGGTTCGTGTCTTTAATCATTCCTTCCAAGGTCCAACAGGCAAGTGGTACATCGAAAACTCCCTAACAACTTTGGGCGAGAACGATCCAGTGGGCGAACTGAATTCACGTTTGTGGAACAGTGGCTCAGAAGCCAACAAAGAAATTGCTCGTAAGCAAAAGCGTAAGCTGACTTACATCGCAAACGTGCTAATCATCTCCGATCCTAAGCATCCAGAAAACGAAGGACAAGTTCGCTTGTTTAAGTTTGGTAAGAAAATCTTTGATAAGATTATGGATAAAGCCAAGCCAACCTTCGAAGATGAAAAGCCAGTCAACGTGTTTGACTTGTGGGAGGGTGCAGACTTTAAATTGCGTATGCGCAAGGTTGATGGTTATTCTAACTACGACCAGTCTATGTTCTCTGAGCCATCCGAATTGCACGGTGGTGATGAAGACAAATTGCTAGAAGTTGTTTCTAAGCAGCACAAGTTGTCCGAGTTCTTGGACAAGAAAAACTTCAAGTCTTATGACGACTTGTCTAAGAAGTTGAATGATGTGTTGAGCGAAACTGCCGCAGCACCTCGTGCTTCAGCTGCTAAGATGGCTGATGATTTGAGTGATTATACTCCACCAACTCGTAATGTTCCAACTGCATCTGCACCAAAGATGACAGAGAAGCCAGCACCTGCGCCAGCAGCAAGTGCTGATGAGGACGACGACATGATGGGTTATTTCCAGAAGATCGCAAACGAGAAGTGAAATACTCGGCATAAAAAAAGCCCTCTTCGGAGGGCTTTTTTGTTATCCATATGATCGTTTTCGTAGATAATCATTGGTTGGATTGTCAGAGTTCCTTGGTGACGGCGATGCAACTGCAGTCGTAGACTTCTGGTTAGATACCTTACTGTTATTGACAACAGTGGTAACATTAGTAGCAGCAGGTGTTGTTTTACCAGCTTCGACTTCTTTAGAGTCGGCAGCAACTTTATCAGATAGCTTTGCCTTATCGCCTTCGACTTTACCTGTCGTTGCCACAGCAGCTGTTATCTTCTTTGCTTCTGGAGAAGCTGCTGATACTGTAGCAGCAGATGCAGGAGTAGATGAACTACCACCAGAGTCTTTACTCTCAGACTTAAATGGATGCCACGGACCAAACTGCTTACCAAGAACACTGAATCCAGGGATCTCGAAGTTTTTGAACCCATCGAACAGAGACATAATACCATCACCTAATGCACTAAAGAAGTTTTCAAATGGCTTGAAGATGTACTCATTGATAGTCTCACCTGCCCAGTCTACAAGTTCTTTGATAACCTTAGCATCAATCAAACCAAACGTCAAGAAGTCTAGGATACCACCAAGACCAGCGATAAGTGCTTCGGTGATAGAACCAGTTTCCATGAATGTATTGAAGCCATCCATAATGCCGTTGACCAGCGCACCAACGATTGCCAGTGGTGCCAATACCTTAGAGAAAATCTTCAACAACATCTTAGGGTTGAACAAGAATTTAAATGCACTGGTAATACCTGTCATTAGCATACCACCGATACTCGATAGAGCACCCATTAGGCTGCTGATCAATCCAGTGATAAACTTCTTTGGACCGCCGAGCAGATTACCTAAGAATCCACCACCTTCTGGTTTGGTTTCTTTCTTTTCGCTGCCACCTTCACCACGAGTATTTTCTTCGATCTTAGACAACAACTCTAGTTGGCTGTCCATCTTACGACCGTTTTCCAATTCCTCTTCACTGCTTGACATCGCATCAGCTACGGCATTACCTTGTTCTTTCTTTTCCTTCTTGAACTTGTCGATATCAACAACGTTGCTTTTGGATGATCGTTCAACTCTAGGTTTACCGCTTGGTGTGATTCCGTCTCTGAATCTGCTGTCTTTCTGAGCTAAGTCTGCGGCAAGACCTGCTTGCTGTGTAGACTCACTTGAACGACCCACTTGGGATTCACTAAATCCTTGATCTCTTAGACGACTTAGTTCTTTATTGTTGTCTTGAACTTTAACAAGAGCATCGTTACCCTTTTCGAACTGATTACCAAAGGTCTTAGATGCTTTCTCAACACCACCACCAATACCTTTGACATAGTTCTTGTCTACGTTCAGACGATCCTTAACGTATTGTTGTTTGGCTTCACGCTTTTCGAGAGCAGCATCAGCGATACCGCTGAACATACCAGTGCTACCCTTTTTTACGATACCTGTTTTATCTAAGAAGCCACGTAAGGTGAATAACTTCTTGAAATCGTCCACACGTTCTTTAACTGCACCACCAGCACCTTTGTAAGACTTAACACGATCAGCCTTTTCGCCGACCGCACCTGTCCCACCACTTTCCTTCATCTGCTGCTTGATGATTTCGGTTAAGTTCTTTAGGGATGTGTTAAGAATCTCTGTGGCAGTGAGGTTTTTCTTCTCAACTTCCACAGAGTCTTTTGCTAGCTTGTCAGCCATGCCTTCGTTATGAGTTTGAGCGGATATTCCCGCCCCACCCATCTTGGCTTTGTAGTCTGCCAACTTAATAATTGCTGCCTTTGTCATCGGTTAGCCTGTTCTTTTTGTCTTTGTTTTTCTTCTTCCAGATACTGGATCAACAGCGCTACATAAACTTCTCGCTCGAATGGAATCATTTCTTCAATATCACTAAGCGCATATTTGTGATATTGCATAAGAGCAAAGTTCATCTTGTAATAGTTCGACAAGTCCTCATGGCAAAGGTTAATTAAAAAAAACTGTCAAGCCCTTTCACAAGCACTGACTGTTCTTTTGCACAGATCGGACATTTGTAGTCTAATTTCTTTTCCAGAGACGGCATGGTCTCGAAGAAGTTCTGAATCTTCTTGAATTGGTCTTGGGTAAGACTATCAAGAAACTCATTCATCTCTTCTTTTGTGTATTCTTTAGCGTAGTGAACTTCTTCACCAGCGTAGATAGTGTCGATTGATTTAACGACAACCTCAAACACTGCTTCAACGTCATCTGTGCTGAGATTTTCAAGTTGTTTAACTAGCTCCAGTGAAGGATACTTCATAATCACACCAACATCATCATACAACTTGATGTTACGGTTATGTCCTTCTGGTGTGGAAACAACCAACTTAGTCAAGTCGACTGTAACTTTTACTTTAGCCTTTTCATCTTCGCAAGTGTCGCAGCGTAGGATAAGATCTACGGTTTCACCAACGGACTTTGCACGGATTTGTGAGAAGATGTATTCCATATCGAAAGTTGCAAGATCATCTAAGTCAATCTTGTCCATAACACAATGAGAGATTAGAGACTTTAGTGTGTCCAACATGATAGTGGTATCTTCGCTTTGCTGTGCAATCAGCAATGCCTTTTGTTCTTTAACTAAGAACGGACGGTACTTAACAGCCTTTCCTGTAGAAGGAACGGTTAGTGTATATACTGCAGTTTTCTGAATTGGTAGTGCCATTGTGTTATCCTTTAGACATATCTTTAATTAGTTTATTCAAATCAGCGGTCGTCCCAACGAACAGATTGTTGTTAACAGTCTTAGATGGACCAGAGTCCTTCTTTGTTGTTCCTTCGATTTTCTGCTTTTGGTTATGCAAGTCCAACAGCTGTTGGTTCACATCAGCCATTTGCTTCATCAAGTTACCTACTACTTCAAACGCTCTTGGGTGCTCAGATGCTTGAGCCACGAGCAGAGCTTGCTCGAGTGCTTTCTGTCCTGTGACAAGAAGTGCTCTTAGGTTATCTCTACTATGAGTAAAGTCATCACCCAAAATATCGTTAGATACAGGTGTGATGACTTCTCCAGTAGACGCATCTATCACTTCAAATTCGGTCTTTGGTGTATCAAAGACCTCAGATAATGTATCATCAATTTTCATTAGTCGTTCCTAGTGTTTCTTGTTGGTGGATCGCCTGGTTCCAACTCTGGTTCTGCTGCGATTGGTTTTGGTACTGGTCTTGCGACTGGTGTTGGTGCTGCTGCAAGTGGCGCTGCTCCGATTGACGGCGCAGAGCTAGGTGTTGAAGGGTTGCTTGGTGTAGCGGAAATTCCACCATTGTTTGCTCCTGCGATCTTTTCTTGGGTACGTCCCATAGCTGCGATACCTAGTACTGCACCCATGGCAATGTGGAATAGACCAGCACCTTGTAGTGTTAGTGGATTCCATTGAACTAATGTCTGGTGCTGAACCGTTTGGATCAACGACCATAGAATTGGGAATAGAACCATGTCGAAGAAACAAACGACCATGTACATCCAACCCATCATTGGACGCCACTTAGCGTTCATCCAATCTTCTTTTTTCTTTTCGCTTTCGCTTTTTACTTCTTCTGCCATCTTATTCTCCGTTTTGTTATTGTTATTATCCGAACAAGCCACCAAGGTATGACCCAACTTTATCTTTAACCACTGACTGTGCTTTACTCTTATATGCGGTCGCTTGATCTTTATACGAGTTTACAGTTGAGTTAAATTGGTTTTGGAACCCCTTGAAGTCATTAACATATCCTTGCAACCCACTATCTGCAAACATAGTGGTCATTGCATCACCAACAATCATGTTTAGATCTATTGCTTGGAATGGATCACCAGCACCCATCCCTGGGATTACTGGTGGATTGTTGATGTTTGCCAATGCTGCTTCGCTAGCAGCTGCAGCGCCAGCCACTGCTTTCCAATTTCTATATTGCATCGTAACTTGCAATTTCATAATTTCCTTGGAACCGTAGTCTAGTTGGACTGCACTTACCGATTTTGGATAACACTCACTTAGTGCAACAGCGTATGTGCGTTTGTCTTCAGTGTTATGTACCCATATCTCAATTGGCTTCACGTAATTCTCGTAGTAATTACCTGCCCTTGTATATGGGTTAATGATGCTTTCGTGCCACTTATCAAAATACTCTTTCACATGAAAGTCCGAATCTACATAGAAAGTCATGTTGATTGGCTCAAACTGACGCTCGTATGCAACTTCTCGCACTTCACCAAATACTTTAGATGGTGCGGTTAGCATAGTAGACGCTGGCAGCTGAGTGCTTTCGCAGAACATACCAATCATTTTATCTGGCGTATCACTTGGCATAGCCACGAAGAAGCGGTTAGTTCTAGCCAAACCTTTTTGCATCTGCGCAACGAAATCGTTTAGTGCTGGACCTTTGCTCATTTTGTGAGTTTCTTTCTGCTATCTGCCCACACTTTGGTGGAAGTGGCTTTCTTGAACTGTTCGACTGGCAACATCATTGCTGTCATCCAATCATCAGCTTCTATTTTTCTGAACTGTGATCTAACATGATCGACTAGGTATTCTTTAACGCAAGGCTGAGCGAGAGCTAGTCTTGATGTGTTAGCCAATAGCTGCCAACTTAGCTTTAATCTTGTGACTTCATCTAGGTTCTTGTTGTTTGCATAGAGCATAAGTCTATCCAACAACATGATGCGCAGTGGGTATGGTAAGTAATGCATGTTCAACCCAAGGAATCCGTTTTGAGTTTTCGCAAACGGAAACACTAGAGGGAATGCGTCATAGTATGGAAGAGTTGCTTTGGTCTTTGGATCGTACACAAACATGTACAAAAAGCCAGGGAGCACTCTTGGGCGAAGAGCAGTCTTATCGGCTCTAAGCAGTTGTGCTGGAGTAACCTGCTCGGTTCGGAGCAGGGCAATTTGTCCTTGAAACCAACTTTTCGACTTCGTAACAGCTGTACGGTCGTATTTGTATTTGTCAAAGACGTCTTTTAATGATTTTCTAGAGGTAGCCATAAATATATTTATTACTTCAGTCCGAGTTCTTTTTCAGTAATGATGATAAACTTCCAGCCTCTATCGGTTGCCCAAGTTTTGGCAGCTGCCCATTTTGCTTGGTTTACCATGAATGTGGCAGACTCTTTAATGTAACGCTGAGTCTGACGACCTGGAAATGCTGGTGGCTGCGTCTGTTTTGCTGGTTTTATCTCAACCAGATACGTGGCTAACTGCCCCTGACGGTTCCTCACTTGGATCCTGAAGTCTATAAAATAACGGTGTATCGTCTTTCTCATTGGGCAGCGATACGGAACAATGGTCTCTTCAGACGACCACGATAGAATACTTGGGTTGTTGTCACACCAAATGGCAAATTTAGTCTCCCAACTTGACCTCATTATGATGTTTGTTGGATCCCCTTTATACTTTTCAGGGTGGATTGGAACATATCTTCTTTTATGGTACATAAATAACTCTATCGAATAAATAACAACTTTTCTATTTAGAGATCCCCAAACATGGCATCACCGAATTCCCCAACTACTGGTACACGAGCTTCCGTTCGCGAGCAGGAGAGCCGTAGCACCGACAAGTACAATATGAGCCAACACACTTATCCTCAGGATTTGCTGTCAAATCAGGCTTCGTATGGCGGTAACTATGTCATCTTCTTCATCAACGTCGCCGAAGGTGGTAAACTCGCTAAGGCAGCACCGACTATTAGCGCTAAGGATGTTCCACCACGTGAGCACAGTTCGCTTGCTGGATTGAATTTGTCTAAGACTGGAGCAGTAGCAGCTTCTGCTTTGCTTGGTGGTGTAGTTGGCGGCGCAGTTGGTGGCGGCGGTGCTGGTGTCGGCGGTGCTGTTGTGGCAGGTGGTACAGCAGCAGCAATCCCAACAAACGGTACTCTATCACGCTCAACAAAACGTCTTGAAACTGCCATTGCTCTGTACATGCCCAACCAAGTTGGTATCCGTTACGGTATGCAGTGGGAAGAAGAAAATATGGGTTTGATGGTTGCTGTGATGGAAGGTGCAGAAGCAGCTAAGAATGCAGCAAGTGGTGGTGGAGACGGTAGAGGGAAATCTGCTAACACAATCGCGAGTATTGCAGCCAATGCTGCCATCAGCCAAGGATCGCCTGGTGCTGGTGCTATTGCTCGTGGGGGTGGTGTTGCTGCCAACCCGAGAAAGGAACAAGTGTTTAAAGGTGTTGACTATCGCTCTTTCCAATTCAACTATCAGTTCTTTCCTAAAAACTCAACTGAAGCAGATATGGTTATGGAGATCATCCACTCATTCAAATACCATATGCACCCAGAGTTCCAAGACGACAAAGGTTTCTTGTATACATATCCTTCAGAATTTGATATCGTATACTACAATGGCGGTAGCGAGAACACAAACCTACACAAGCATACGTCTTGCGTCTTGAAAGAGATGAACGTAAACTACACCCCACAGGGACAGTTCAATGCTTTCGCTGATGGTACTCCAATGCAAATTAACGTAGACATGACGTTCCTAGAATTGGCTCTATTGACAAAAGATTCTATCGACAAGGGCATGTAATGACATATTTCGCAAAATTCCCAAACATCTACTACGATTTTAAGATCGGCAGCGCAGGTGACGAGAGCACCTTGATGATTATCAAGGACATCACCCAAAACGTTCGCATTAGAAAAGAGATCCTTTCCAACGTTGTGTTGTTTGACTATTACCACATCCAAGACGGTGAGACTCCAGAGATTATTGCAGAGAAAGTTTACGGCAGTCCACTGTATCACTGGGTTATCATGATGGTCAACGAACGATATGATTACGTTGATGACTTTCCTATGTCAGCTTACACATTAGAGAAACACATCGATAAAAAGTACGGCACAGATAGAAATGCAATCCACCATTATGTAGCTGATGATTACATAGTTGATGCTGATTTTCCAGGCGCAACTTCAGTTAGCAATGCTGACTATGAGTATGCTCTTAATGACGAGAAGGCTAAGATTAAGCTAATCAAACCTTCGTTGTTGCAACAAATTCTTAAAGAGTACGATACCGTATTCACTAAGAGCATCACTCCTATTGTTGGGTAAGCTATGAACGAAGCACAAAGAAATGCAGACTTGCGTGATCCTGATAAACTTAGGAACGCAGGTAGCATCGCAATTGACAAGATCACCATAACATCAAGCAAGGGTGCTATGCTTGACGTGACTAATCAGATGCTGCAGATTCAAATTTATGAAGACATGTTCCAGACGTTTACAACTGGTAACATCGTTCTTGATGATTCGTTGGATTTGATTAACTTCTTCCCGTTTGTTGGAGAGGAATATCTCGACTTAGAATTGAAGACACCAACGTTCGAAGAAGATAACAGAAAAATCTCAGGTAAGTTCTACATCTACAAGATGACTGATCGTATTAAGCATAAAGAAAAGGCAGTGTTGTACACGCTACACTTTATTAGCGTTGAGGCTCTTATTGATATGAACGTGAGATTCTCTAAAGCATTCGAAGGATCCCCAGCAGACTTAGTTGAAAGGTTTGTTTCTAGTGATGAGGGTTTACGTTCAACTAAGAAGGTTGCAGTCAAAGAACCAACTTCCAATAAAGTTAAATTCGTCACCTCTAATTGGAATCCATCCCGTTGCCTTGAGTACATCACTAAGGCAGCACAAAACGATTTGCGATCCAACTATTTGTTCTTTGAGAACAGAGATGGGTTTGTGTTCTCTACGCCAAACTACTTGTACGGATCCCAAGAAGTTTACCAGAAATTCTCATACAGCTCAAAAGATCGTGACATTGCACCAAGTGGTTCTTCGTCTAAAGACCTAGAGTATGACTACACTCGTATTCACGATTACAAACTACCAGTTGGTTTCAACTTTGTTGACAGAGTTGCAAACGGCATGTACGGTTCTCGCTTGACTACCCACGATATGGTGACAAAGAAATATTCTAGCACAGTGTTTTATGCACCTAAAGAGTTTTCCAAACATCCACACCTGAACCCACACCCACTGTGGTCAGACAGCGTGCAATCTGCAACTTCGGCAGTTCAAATTATCGAACCTAAACACTATGGCATCCATAACGGGCATGGTGATATTACTAATACTAAGAATTTGTTATCACGTTTGTCGATGATGAAGCAGTTCGAAGCATTCAAGCTACAAATTAAAGTAGCAGGCAGAACTGATTACACAGTTGGTCAGAAAGTCTCTGTCGACTTACCTTCATTAGAACCATCAAGCGAGTCTGATAGTGCAGATGTAGTTAAGGACAAAATGTTCTCAGGTAACTATCTAATCGCTGCGATTAATCACAACATCAAACCCGATAGGCATGAGTGTTACATGGAGCTTGTTAAAGACTCCCTAATTTTTGATTTGAACGGAGTATAATTAATGTCTAAATTTTTCACTGGAGTAGTTGAGGATCGAATGGATCCGTTGAAGATCGGACGTTGTAGAGTCCGAGTCGTTGGTGTACATACACACCTTAAGACAGTTCTTCCAACTTCTGATTTGCCATGGGCAATGCCTATGCAACCACTAACATCTGCTGGTGTCAGCGGTGTTGGTCAAACTGCGCTTGGACCAGTTGAAGGTACTTGGGTTATTGTGTTCTTCAACGACGAAGATATGCAGTTCCCAGTGATGATGGGGTCGTTGGGTGGTATCCCACAAAAAGATGGCACAGTCGAAGAAGACGATGGCACATTGAAGTTAACACGTGATGGTGATAGTGGTCCATCCGACAGTTCAGCTAAGGTTGATACTAACGGCGAGATTGTCAGAGATGGCGACACCACACCACCAGCAAAGAAAGAAGAACCAGCTGCAACAGATCAAGTTGTTAGTGGTGATACAACTGCACTTGGAAAGCCTGGAAATCAGTACACTACTGTTTCGCAACGTTGTATTGATTTGCTACACCAATACGAAGGTCTTGCTAAGAAGATTGGCAACAACCAAGTTCAAGCATACCCAGATCCAGGTACTGGCGCTGAACCTTGGACAATCGGTTACGGTACTACGTTTTTGGACATTGACAAAGGCATCAAGGTCAAGCAAGGCGACATTATCTCTATCGCTAAAGCTGAAGAACTATTTGCACAGCAGCTGAAGAAGACTTACCTACCTCAAGTCACTAAACGTATTCGTGCGGTTGTCACTCAGTCAATGATTGACGCTTGCGTGTCATATACATACAACGCAGGTGGCGGTGGCTTTGGTTCATCTCCAATGTTGGCATTGATCAACCAAGGAAAGTATAAAGAAGCTGCATCAGCATGGCTCGATAGCAGAGTTACTGCTGGCGGTAAAACTCTGGCAGGTTTGGTTAAGCGCAGAAAAGCTGAATCTGAATTATTCCTCAAAGACGGAATCCCAGGCGAGGGTAAGAGCGTAACGCCACCTGCTGATGATCCTTCGCAATCTCCTGCTGTTGGTTCAACCAACTCTGATGGTTCTCGTTCAGACGGACAAGGTGGAAACGATCAGATTGGTTTCAAGGATCCAAACAAGAAGTATCCAAAATATATTGCAGAGCCAGACATGAACAGACTGGCTCGCCACGAACAGATAGACAAGACTATTGTTTACACTAAAGAAGCTGCTCATGTTAAGTCAGTTCCAGTGGCTGGTGGCGAAGCATGGGCACAGTCTCCGCTACCATACAACTCTGACTATCCGTTCAACCACGTGTATGAGTCTGAGTCTGGGCACGTTATGGAGTTTGACGACACTCCAAATGCTGAGCGTGTGCATATTTATCACAAGGCAGGAACATACACTGAGATTGACCACAACGGCACTCGTGTTAACCGCATCGTTGGTGATGGATACGAAATCTACGAACGTAACGGTTTCATCTTTGTCAACGGCACTTACAACTTAACTGCATCAGGTAACGGCAACATTCTTTTCCAAAGTGGAATGAACTTACACGTTGGTGGTGACGCACAGATCTCCGTTGCTGGTAATTGCAAACTTAATACAACTGGCAATATTGACATCAAAGGTAAACAGGTTAACATTGAATCTGAAACCGACATTAACCTCAAAGCAGGTGTATCTGTAAACGTCCAAGGTGTGTCAGATTTAAACCTCAAAGGCACTACTACAAATATAGAAGCCTCGGGTGCTATGAATGTTCTTGCAGGTGGTCAGATGAATATGGACTACTCGCAGGGCAACTTTGGTCAAGGTGCTGGTGGTGCTGTTGGCGCAAAATCTGCAAACGCTGGTCCATCTGCAGCAGCTGGCGAAGGTGCTCCTGATCACCCTAAACTTACAGTCAATTCTAGACAAGACCGAGCAGCTGCCGAATATGAAACTGAAGACGATGGGGATCCATCCGAGTTCAAGAAGAACGGCGCATCTAACGGTTCTATCGATCCAACCGCTCAGAATCCAGATAAACCAGCAGACGATTCAGCAGTACCAAAGGGTAATGACAAGCAACCAGCTGGCGCAAAGTGTGATGAGATCTACGGTATGACTTCATATCCTAACAACATGAAGTTGTCACCTAACTTCACAGTTAGTGATTTGACCAAAGGCGGTACTCGCCCGATTGTTGACACACAAGGGTTGTCTGCACGAGAAATTGCATGTAACTTGAAGGGATTGTGTGAGCAAGTTCTTGAGCCAATCAAGAGAGCATATCCATCAATGATCATCACTAGTGGGTATCGTCGTCCAGGTGACGTTGGTGCTTCTAGCGCTAAGTCTCAGCACTATACTGGTCAAGCAGTTGACATCTTCATCCAAGGATTTAACCGCAAGAAACACTACGAAGCTATTCAGCAGATCCAACAATTGGTTCCATATGATCAGTTGATTCTTGAGTATGATGGCACTTCTACAGTTTGGATCCACTGCTCGTTCACTTACACTGGTGCTAAGAAACAACACTTCACTATGTACCACCATAAGCGTAAGGGTAACATGGGTGAGTTTATCTACTTGTCCGAGGGTTAATTGTGATATACGAAGTTGAGTATAAGAACTATCCTCAGTCGAATCCCGAATATGCAACCCCAGTTATTGATGGGGAGAGTGGAGATGCTGAGGCTAGATTCCCTTCGGTTTTTGAAATCATTGACGAAAATTGGGAAGTTAGCATCACGTTCTTTGAAGAAGACTACGACCCGATCACATTAGAAGGAACAAAGTCATTGACTGCACCAACTAAAGTTCTATCTTGGAACTTAGATCCTGCTTCGGATTCCATTCAGACTGTTATCGATAATACTCAAACGCAAGCCAAGATTACATTTAAGGGTACTTGGACAGATAGGTTTGATAGAAGACAGTTTGACTTTAGAATGACTGATGGTAGCATTAGGCTGGACGGTAACGTGACTCAAATCGGCGACAACTATTATGGTCCAATTAACTTTATTCCAGACAGTAGGGTTTGGTTAGAGTCGACATACACAGCCAAAATAGAGAGCACACCTAACGATCCTCTAACGGGAAGCCCTCTAACCAAAACCATCACAACATTCGAGCGCAAGCAAACTGTGTTAAACAACTGGGATGCCAACAGAAGAAAATTGGTAGAACTTAGAAACAACCCAAAACGTAAAGAGCAGTTAGACGCTAACGTTTTTGGTAAGCAAGCAAACTCATAAGGATAACCTATGGCAGCAGTAGCATTAGCAGGTGGCACTTCGACAGGTCATGGATGCTTTCCACCAGTTCCAGATATTGGTGGTTACTCTACTAAGACTAAAGTCGAAGGACGCCCTGTGCAGCTTGTTGGAATAACTGCATATGGTCCAGTACACAATTGCGGATTGTCTGTACACCCTTGTGGACCAGTAGTTTCTGGTTCGTCTAAAAGTATCATGGAAGGTGCACCAGTGGCTAGAATCGGAGACCCAATTGCTTGCGGGGATATGATTGCTAAGGGCGCTTCCAAGACTTTCTTTGCATAAAGAGAATAAATAACAATTATGGCGACAAATACCAGAGTCTTTACAGACATAGATCTAAACTTCAGACCCCATCCTCTAACTGGCGATATCGTCAAGAGGACGAATGACAGCGCAATCAAAGCATCTGTGCGCAATCTTGTTTTGACAAACAACTACGAGCGTCCATTCCACAGCGATATTGGCGCTCCACTGAGAAGGTTACTATTTGAACTACCTTCTCCGCTTACCAAAACTATGATCGAGAGAACTGTCATAGAGTTGTTAACCAAGTATGAACCAAGAGTGGAGCTCACTCAAGTTCAAGTTACTTACTCCGACGAAACCCATGAAGTTTACATTAGAATAGAATACAAAATAGTCAACACTTCTACCCTGCAGACAGTAGAAGTAACTCTAGAGAGAACCCGATAATGGCAATAGACAACAAACGAATTAAGGTAAACGAGTTAGACTTCGATGAAATCAAACTCAACCTGAAAAACTTCCTAAGGGGTCAGAGCCAGTTCTCTGATTATGACTTTGATGGTGCAGGTATGAGCGTCTTGTTGGATGTGTTGGCTTACAACACCCACTATAATGCTCTGTATACCAACTTAGCTATCAACGAAATGTTCTTGGACTCCGCTTCAAAGCGTGGTAGCCTTGCTTCTATTTCTGCATTGATGGGTTACACACCTAAGTCTATCACATCTGCAGTTGCACACATTGATTTGACTATCTCAAATGTCCCTGGAAATCCTGCAACGTTGACTATCCCTTCGCTGCAAACTTTCCAAGCCAGCATCATCGACGAGACTGGTACTGCAACTGGTATCGTATTCTACAACAGAAGCAGCTACACCGCATCACGTTCTTCTCTTAACACATACGTGTTTAAGAATCTAGCCATCACTGAAGGTAAGCCAATGTCTTACAAGTATGTGTTTGGTGAAGGCGTTCGCTACATTATTCCAAACGCTAACGTGGACATGTCTACGCTTTTGGTTCGTGTGCAAGAATCTGCAGAAGTGGGTACTTATACATCTTACAACTTGAGTGAATCTGTTGCCAACTCGACTGCAATCAGCCGTGTTTATTACACCAAAGAAATCGAGAACAGCTTATACGAAGTTTACTTCGGCGATGGCATTGTTTCTTACAAACCTACAGCTGGTAACGTTGTAAACTTCGAGTACTTTATCTCTAAGGGTGATATTGCAAACGGTGCTAAGATTTTCAACTATCAAGGTTATACCGCAGGTGGCACAAGTTCATGTTTGACCGTGCAAGCAGCTGGTGGTGGTTCTGTGCAAGAATCCAACGACAGCATTCGTTTCAATGCACCTAAACAGTTTGCTTCTCAAAACAGAGCAGTCACTTCTGAAGACTATAAGAGTCTGGTTCCAAGACTATATCCAAACACTGATACCATTTCTGTATGGGGTGGCGAAGAAAACGATCCACCTATTTACGGTAAAGTGTTTATCTGTATCAAGCCATTGAGCGGTACAGTTCTATCACAAGCTGCTAAAGAATATGTGACTAGCGAGTTGTTGGCATCACGCAACGTGGTTTCTATTACACCAACTATCGTGGACCCAAGATACTTGAATGTTATCTTGGACGTTTCGTTCTACTACAATCCATTGAAGACACGTTACTCCGCTGATGGTTTGTCAGCGTTGGTTCGCCAAACTATTGCGGACTACAACTCTACTGACATTAGAAACTTTGACTCTGTGTTTAGATTGTCTAAGTTGCAACGTATGATTGACACGTGCGAACCTTCTATCACCAACAGCGTGGTAAAGGTAAAGTTAAGTTACGATCTAGATCCTAACTACAACTATGAGTCGTCATACACAATTTCTCTACACAACCCAATCTACAACGAGCCTGGAAGTACAGCTGGTAGTAACATCAACTCCACTGGGTTTACAGTTTCTGGTAACACAAACACTTTCTACTTTGACGACGACACGCAAGGTAAGCTAAGAGTTTATTACCTATCAACTGCTGGTGTGAGAATCTACACGAACAACAACGCTGGTACAGTTGATTATGTCAACGGTAAAATTATCATCAGCAGCATCAACATCACTTCTGCTGTGAACAACATTATCACGTTCACTATCGAACCGTCTTCTTATGATGTCATCTCCGTTCGCAACCAGTTAGTCACTATCGCAGAGAATAAATCACTAATCTATCCTATCGTTGATAAGATTGATTCTGGCGAGTCTTCAAGCGGAAGTTCCTACATCTTCACGCCTAACAGGTAATATACATGGCTAAGGTAAAAGCAAAAGTCTCCACCGTTGTCGGTAAACAACTCCCAGAGTTTGTTAGAGAAGACCACCCATACTTCATTAACTTCTTAGAAGCATACTATGAATGGTTGGAAGTCAACTACAAACCAAGGGATCTAGAAAACATAATCGACATCGACTCAACGGTTGATGAGTATGTTGAACACTTCGCAGACCAATTTGCTGCGCTGATGCCTAAGAACATGGCTGGCGATAGACGCCTAGTCATGAAGCATGCCAAAGAAATCTATCTTGCCAAAGGTACACCAAAGTCTTATGACTTGTTGTTCCGTTTGATGTTCAATGAATCACCTCAAGAGATCTACTATCCTAAGAAGGATATGCTTAGAGCTTCTGATGGTAAGTGGCAACAACAAAACATTATTCGTGGCTACGATGTAGAAGGCGATTCGTTTAACCTTATTGGTCAAGTGATCTATCAAGATCCAGTTAGCTTCGGTGATGCTGGTGCACAAGCACGTATTGAGTCCATCGTTAAGTACAACGTTGGCGTTGAACTAATCACAGAGATTAACCTTAGCGATTCCAACAAGTTTGGTGTATTCCAACCAAACCAACTTGCCTATGGTTTAAGTACCGTAGACGGCACACGTGTTTACGTTCGCCTAATCCCAATGATTACTTCGTTGGAAGTAACTTCTGGCGGTAAGTACTACGTTGGTGGTGACAAGATTATTGTTGATGAAAGCACAGGCATTCCTGCAACTGCAGTTGCAATCCTTGACGACACCGATGGTTCTATCGCCAGCATTAAAGTCACTAACGGTGGCTTGGGTTATATTGAACAACCAGTAATCACAATCAATGGTAACGGCATGAATGCATCTGCACGTGCTGTGATCTCTTTCGGTAGAGTTGCTTCCATTGATATCACAAACCCTGGAATTGGGTATACAGACCCTCCAACGATCATCATCTCCAACAGCACAGGTGGTGGTGTAGACTTCAACGGCGAAGTCAGCACAGTCAAGACAGGTTCTATCACTCGCATCCACGTTGCCAACGGTGGTGATGGTCACTACTACAAGCAACCAATTCTATTCGATAACACTGATGCTGGTTTCGGTGGTTCTGCTGCAGTAACAACAGCTGTTGCTGAAGTTTCACAGATCGACTACGGTATGATCTTGTTGGAAAGTGCAAACCGTTGGACTGAAGGTGAGTCTGTAGTTGGTGGTATTGGCACAAGATACATCCACGAAAGAAACGAATACGAAGTTGTGACTGAGGGTGTCTTCGGTACAACTGGTCCAACGCACACATATGGCACAGCTGTTAACGGCACTGCAATGGTCAAGTATGTTGGTCGTGCTTCTGGTAACTTGCTAATGGAAGGTGATGTTGGTCGTTCCATGATGGAACCAAACCGTATCTATTCTTACAATTCTGTAGGACAGTTGACACAACCTCCTATCCACCCACAAGGTAGTTTGTATTACGATATGAACTATGATGGCACGGTAAAGACACCTGCTGAAGACACAGTTGATAATACTGTAACAAACCCTCTATATGGTGCAATCAAAGAGATTAAACTAATTTCTGGCGGTAAGCACTACAATAAACTTCCAATTCCTTACGTGATGACTGATTTCATTGTGTCAATGATGACTGAATTGGACACTAACATCGTCACATGTAAGACAGAGTTTGCTCACGAGTTACTAGAAGGACAAAAGATTATCATTAGCGGTAGCTTGAACGCTATTGTTGATGGTGCAGCGTCAGTTGCTTCTATCGTTGACAACTACACCTTTACATTCAGAGCACCTGGAACCACAATCTTCTCAATGGGTGGTAGCATTGCTGCACCATACAAGAAGCAGTCATTGTGGGCAGATAAGACTACCAACCCAGCTGCTCAAAGAAAGAACAGCACAGCTAAACTGCTAGCGCTATCAGACCAGATTGGTTCTGTGACCAAAGGTATTATTTCCAACTTTGGTTACTACTACGATACAGCAAAGGTTTCTTCACCTGCTGTATTGGTTGTTGATAATGTCAACGGCTCATTTGCTGCTGGTGAAACAATTTCTCTATTACCACAAACTCTTGCGAGAGAAGATGCCATCGAAGACGGTTTCTTACTTGAGAGTGGTCTTGGTAAAATCAAATCTGAATCACAATCAACAGCTAGTGGCACGTTCGATGAGTATGTTTCTTACAACGGAACACTAAGATTAAGTCCAGCGTCTTCTCGTCAAGGTATCTTGCTAGAAGATGGTTCAGCTATTTTGACTGAAGAGTTTGTCTCGTTCAACTCAGGCATTCCATGGACTGAGGATACTGCAGTAACACTGAACCAGTACCTAAACTACAACAACAAAATCTATCGTGTAACAATCCCTGGAACTACAGCTAAGACATTCACTCGTAGTGGTGTTAGCGGTAATACAGATTCTTTCTCGATCGTTGTAACTGGTGGTGCTGAGTCGTTTACTTTGGGTATGTTGGTGGCAGGTGATGGTGTTGCTGAAGGTGCAACAATTACCTCTATCTCAAACAACAGCTTAACGTTGTCTATTCCAAACACTGCACCAGTTGCAGGCAACACGCTAACATTCAGCACACCACCTGTGCACTCTAATGGTGCTATCGTCAACGGTACAGCTACGCTTCTTGCAGTCGACGGATACGTTTCTGCAGATCGCAACATGCTTGTTGGTGAAAAGTCTGGTGTGTTTTCTGCCAACAACACCCTACGTGGTGAAACCAGCGGAGCAACTGCAGTTATCGTTGACGGTTCTGTTGCACAGATTAAAACTATCATCGGTGCATATGGAGAGACAACTGGTAGCTTCTTGGACTCTGACGGTAAAATCTCCGACGGTTCTAAGAAACTTCAAGACAGTTTCTACTACCAAGACTACTCATACGTCATTCGTATCGGTCAATCCGTTTCCAAATACCGTGACGCAGTTAAGAAACTTCTACACCCAACTGGTCTAGCACTGTTCGGTGAGGTTAGCTTGATCAGTAAGGTTGGTGCTCTAATCCGCATCATGAACGATCAGAAGGCAATTCTTACCAACATCGTCAACTTGAATTTGAAAGTGTCTGCACTTGCTGTTGGTAATTGGCAAGAAACCACCAATCGTTTGTTGGTTGAAAATTCAGATACATATTCTCACCTATTCATGGAAGGTGGTATCCGTGAAGCTGTACAACTAGAAGACAGCATCGAAGGCAACGAACAATACTTGCTATCTGAAGAAGGTAATGTCTTTGTGTCAGAAAGATCTGGCGAAGAAGGTAGAAGTATCCTGATGGAAACTGGCTATAAGATTCTATCTGAAGAACAACAGTCCACATTCTTCCCTGAACACATTCTGCAAGAACAGTACAACTTCTTCAGAATGGAAAACGACACTTCTCACGCAAAGTCTAGAAACCCAGACATCCGTAAAGAGCAGTGGGTTATCTCTATTGAAGACTTTATGCCATCGTTTGCTGATGACGATGTTATCAAACTCGAATCTGCGCAGACAGACGGTAACGGTGTTATCATCGGTGAAGACAATGATCTATTGTTGGAAGACGGTGGTCGCTTCTTGAAGCAACAACAATACTCACGACCAGCACCAAGCATGCGTGTTCTACAATCTGAGATGTTGCCTCCGCTAATCATTCCAGAGTTACCGCTCAATACTATTCACTTGTTGGAAATGTCTCCTTCTACATTCAAGGAGATTGTGTTTGGTATCAGCACTAAAGTCGACTTCAATTACAATGACGGTGGTTTGCTACTAGAAGACGGTGCTAAACTTCTATATGAAGATGGTAGCTGGATTGCAGACAGAGCTTCTTATCCAAACATTCCAAACGACAAGTCTGTCACCGACATTCGTGTTGAATCAGTTCCTGCCAACGTAGAGCTGGATAACTTGTTGTTGGAAGACGGCAACTTCCTATTAGCTGAAGACGTTTACCCTGCTGGTTATCACTTCACCGCTAACATTGATGCAGCTCTAGCTGGAGCTAGAACTATCACTGGTTATGCAACCAAGTCTCAGTTCTCTAGCCAGTTGGTGCAAGGCATGCGTATCCGTGAAGGTTTGCAGTTCTCCATCTCTCAATACTATGGTTTCGGCGAAGGTACTGTTACTGCAGTGAACTTTGAAGCTGACCCAGTTACGTTTACCATTGAGTTGGACGATGCGCTGACGACAACCCATTCCGATACTCCATTGGTAAGTATTGCGTTCACACCAGAACACTTTAAGCTACGTTGCGACCACCAGTCTCAGATTATCTTTGGGGCTAACTTTACCTCTGAAGTTTCTCCAGTTAAGACCGTGGATCCTATCACTGGTGCGGTGACGTATGATAAGATGTCTGTGAAGGTTCAGGCTAGACCATCGTTCAAACAAAATGGTGGTGCTCTATCCTTCTTGGAACAACGTAAGTTCGGGTTCGCTCCATACGTTTACGGTTCTAAAGGTTCGCTACAAGTTGTTCCAGCCACCACATATATTGGTGTAGGTTGGACTGCAGACACAGAATTACTAACCAAGCAAGTGGTGAATAACGACAATAAAGCGTATGAAGTGGTTACTGCAGGAACAACTGGTTCTTCTGCACCGACACATACTTCTGGAATTGTTGTAAATGGCACCGCTGAATTGCAATATATCGGTCCAGCGAAACTAAATATAGAATACTCCGAACCACCTGGATTCACTGGTGGTTGGTATGACCAGTACCCATCGCCAAACAGAGATTACTGGAACAACGAGTCATTGTTGTTAGAATCGGGCGACACATTGCTGAATGAGACAAACGATTCTCATCTAATAGAGTTTATGGAGTCTAGTGGTGATACGCAGATCAAACACTTTGCACACGTCACTGTTTACGACATCATAAATAGAAAGAATAAAAGATCAAAATATGCAGTAGGTTCCCACATCGAGATCTACAAAACTGCTGCATAACCTAACGCCATCATAAGGAGACAAACGTGGCTGCAATTATTACAAACAAATTCCGTATTCACAACGCTCAGTCATTCAAAGAAGGTTTCTCTGAAGCTGCAGCAACTAACATCTATTTGGGTATTGGTCGTCCACAATCGTGGACTAACGAAAACTCCCCAGACACACCATACGACACCGTTGGTGACGAGTTCTATAACTGGGACGACATGTTGGCATTGAAGCGTGTACAATCTACAGACGTATCCCTAGCAGTGGTTCGCCGCAACTGGGTGTCTGGTAAGTACTATGACGTGTATCGCCATGACTACAACGGTATCACTTATGGCGTAAACTTGGACTCTGGCGCTAACACTACTCCAGCTTCTTTGTTCGACGCTAACTTCTACGTTATCACTGACGAATACAACGTTTACAAGTGTATCAGTAACGTCAGCCCAACAACTGGTTCTATCATCCCTTCGATCACGAAGCCAACTGGTACTTCCACTTCTACAATCACAACTTCTGACGGTTACGTTTGGAAGTACATGTACACTGTCGCTCCAGCTGACGTTTTGAAGTTCGTTTCTACAGACTTCATCCCAGTTAAGACATTGGTTACCAGCCCTGGATCCACAGATGCTTACTATGGTCAATACTTGATCGAACAAGCTGCAGTTGACGGTGCTATCGAGAAGATCGTTATGGTCAACTTCGGTACTAACTACACAGCTGAACAAGGTGCTATCGCTGTAACTATCACTGGTGACGGTAACGGTGCAACCGCTGAAGCTATTCGTGATTCCAACAACCGCATTATCGGCATCAACATGCTGACCAAAGGTTCTGGTTACACATGGGCACGTGTTGAATTGGCAGACCCAGCTTCTGGTACTGACGTTGCAACTGCTCAAGCATTGATCTCTCCAAAAGGTGGTCACGGTAAAGACGCTGTTGAAGAACTAGGTGGCTTCTACGTCATGATGAACGTTCGTTTGGAATATGATGATGGCGCTGGCGACTTCCCTATCGATAACGACTATCGTCGTATCTGCTTGATCCGTGATCCATATAACTTCGGTACTACAACAATCTCGTCTTCACAGACTCTATTGGCTAACCGTACTGCTAGCTACACTGCTGTTTCTGGTACGTTCTCCATTGACGAAGAAATCTCTGGTGGAACTTCTGGCGCTAAGGGTAAGATTGTTTCTTTGAACACTGGTTCTACTCCAAAGACTCTACGCTACATCCAAACTCAAAACGATGCAGCTGGCGAAACCACTGGACGCTTGTTCCAAGTTGGTGAGACTATTACTGGCACCATCTCTGGCGCAACAGGCACAATCAGTGCTATTGCTGATCCAGATGTCGTTCCAGACAGCGGTGACATTATCTACGTTGAAAACCGTCGCCCAATTAACCGTGCTGGTGATCAGATCGAAGACATCAAGATCATCGTAGAAATGTAAAATAAATACATCTTGTCAGCACACTAATTACTAAGAGAAAACAGAATGTCAATTAACTTTAACGTCGCACCTTATTATGATGATTACAGCGAAGATGATGATTATCTTCGCATCTTGTTCAGACCTGGATATGCTGTTCAGGCACGTGAGTTAACACAGCTACAAACTATCCTACAAAAGCAAGTCACTCGTTTTGGTGACCACGTATTTAAGAACGGATCGCAGGTAATCCCTGGATCGGTTAACGTGGACAATACGATTCACTTCGCTAAGTTGGAGAACGTGTATCTAACTCAGACTGTTAACACTTACCTTAGTCAGTTTGTTGACAAGATCGTCACTGGTCTTGAGTCTGGCGTTAAAGCATTGGTGGTTGATACCTCTGAGTGTGATTGCGTCGACAAAGTCGAAAGCGATATCCCAACTCTATACTTCAAGCTAGAAAGTCCAGGCGGTACTGAAGGCGAAACAAGTCGTTTCATTCCAGGTGAGACTCTGGTTGCGTATGCAGCTGACAACACCACACTAACAAACTATCGTTTATCGTCAGATCAAACATCTGATTTGTTTGTGAACATCAGATCGTTCGGTGACAATGGTGTTGCGGCTACTACCTACTCTAAGAATGCATCAAGTGACGTTCTTGGTTACGGTTATGTTGTTGAAGTCGAAGCTGGTGTTTACTACGTTGACGGATACTTCATCAAGAACCAAGAAATGCACTTGTACATTGGTCGTTTCACAACAACTCCATCGTACCGTGTTGGTTTCCAAGTAACTGAATCTATCATCACTCCTGAAGAACAACCATTGTTGGCAGATAACTCTCAAGGTTCTACCAACTATGCAGCTCCAGGCGCACACCGTTACAAGATTTCCTTATCTCTAGTTAAGCTACCACTTGACTCTACTGACGACATTCGATTCATCGAATTGCTACGTGTTGTTAGTGGTCGTGTTCAGCACAAGATTCAAACATCTTCCTATGCTCAACTAGAAAAGACATTGGCTCGTCGTACATTCGATCAGTCTGGTAACTATGAAGTCAGCAAATTCAAATTGACATCACGTGAGCATTTGAACAGCAATGGAAATGGTGTTTACCCTCCAATCCCAGATAATGGCGTCCTTGTTGCTGATCAAGTTTACGGCGACGAAGACAAATTTGTTATTGCTGTGGATCCAGGGAAAGCGTATGTAGAAGGTTTCGAAATCGAATCTACAGCTACCCAATTTATCAGTATTGATAAAGCCAGAGAAAACACTATCACTGGTGATGAAGGTGGGCATATTGTTCGTCAAGATGACTATCCTATCGCCACCCCAGTTGGTAACTACCTAGTTGTCAATAACGTATTCAGCTACCCAGACCTAACCGCATTCCCTCTAGTTTACTTGTACAACAAGTCTAGAGCACCAGCAGGTGGTTCTGCTTTAACAGACGGCACTCCTCCAGTTTCTGGAAAGGTTGGTACTGCTCGTGTTAAGGCATTCCAACTATATTCTTCTGCATACACCACAGGTGATGCTACTCAATTCATGCTTGGTTTGTTTGACGTTCAAATGGACACAGACTCTACCACTGGACAGAAGTATAACTTCGCATCTACAGTTAAGTCTGTTGCTGGCGCAACCAGCGGAACAAACACATTCACTTGTGATGTAGTTCCAGGCTTCTTCCAAATTGTTGGTGCAGCTTCTAGCACTAGCGGTAACAAGACTGTTACTGGTGTGGGTTCTCTATTCGTTGACCAACTAGCCGTTGGTGATATTCTTTACATCAACGGTACTGCTGCTGGTGTTATCCCTGCATATGCTGCTGGTACAGCTGGCGTTCAATCTAACGTGTCTCTATTGTTGGAAAATAATGCTCCAGCAACTCTTTCTGGTATTGCAACAGTATTCCGTGCAGAACTACAAGATCCAAAGTACGATTCTCTAGTGTTCAAGTCTGAATTCAGAACATTGAAAACCCTACGTGGTTTGGATACTGCAGGTAATGACACAATTAAGTCAAGCACCCAAACTGTTCGTCGTAAACTAACAGCTAACGCTGACGCAAGCAACCTATCTTATACATTAACTTCTCCGTCGGAATTCTTCGATTCAGTTCAGTCACTGGCTAACTATACATTGTTTGACGATACAACCAAGACTTTCGTTGCCATCACTGGTAGCCATATCAGTTTGACGTCAGATAGAAAAACATTCACAGTATCTGTAAGTGGTGCAGGTCTAACTGCATCCAGAGCATATACTCTTATCGCAAGTATTGTTCAAACTGGAACACCAGCTGGTGAGCGCACCAAGACAATGAACTTGGATTATGCACACTTGGTGACTGGTAAGAAAGAAGTTAGCAACACAGTTATTACTCTGCCACATTCTGACGTTCTACGAATCAAAGACATTCGTGTAACACCAGGAAATTTTGACACATACTCTGCATCAAATTCTGTAAGTATTAAAGACAAGTACATCTTTGATGATGGTCAGCGTCAAACTCACTATCAGCAAGCTACGCTTACTCTAATTCCAAACAGCGCACCTCCTTCTGGTGCAATCACAGTTACGTATGATTACTTTACCCACACTGGTAGCGGTAACTACTTCTCTGTAAACTCTTATGATGCAGCTATTGCAAACACAGCAAACAACTTCACATACTCTGATATCCCTACCTATGCAGTTAAGGGTACAGATGGTAAAACTGAAACTGTTTACCTAAGCGATGTTATTGACTACCGTCCAGTTATCGGCGGCTCCAATACATTCGCACCAGAGTTGCCAAAGATCGGCGAAGACTTCAACACTAGCTTGGCTTACTACTTGCCACGTTTCGACAAGATCGTTCTAGATAACGTTGGTCGTTTCAATGTATTGAAAGGTATTCCTGCTCTTGATCCAATTGAACCAAAGGATCCAAAAGAAGGTATGGTAATGTGCTCCATTTACGTACCTGCCTTTACACGTTCCACTAAAGAGATTCGTGTATATCCACGTGATAACAAACGTTACACAATGAAGGACATTGGTAACTTGGAACGTCGTATCCAAAACTTGGAATACTACGTTTCCCTAACTCTACTTGAGCAAGAGACAGCATCGCTTTCCATTAAGGATGCCAACACAGGTCTTGATCGCTTCAAGAACGGTTTCATTGTTGACCAATTTACTGGTCACGGTGTTGGTGACGTTAAGAACATCGACTACCGTATTGCTGTTGACCCAGCACGTGGCGAACTACGCCCAATGCACTATACTGATGCACTAGACTTGATCGAAGACGTCACTTCTTCCGATGAGCGTTTTGCTCAAAGCTACAAGAAGAACGGCGACATCATTACCCTTCCATACACAACATCGTTGTTTATCTTCAACCCTAACGGTACACGTTCTATTGACGTTAACCCATACAAGGTTGCAGCTTTTAAGGGTGAAGTTCAGTTGATCCCAGAAGGCGACAACTGGAAAGATACAGATCGTCGTCCAGATTTGCAAGTTACTGATGACAACAACTCAGATGCTATTAAATACATGGCTGAAAAGTTGGGTGTTACTGGAACAGTTTGGAACCAATGGCAAACTCAGTGGACAGGTTCTACCTCCACAACTTCTACATTCCAAACTGGTAACCCTAACGCACGTCGTCAAACTGTTACTGGCTACGCAACAACTACTACTGTTGACACAGGTACTCAGTCCAGAACTGGTCTTCGCACTTCTGCAACAGAAACAGTTAACACTCAAGACTACGGCGACCGTGTTGTAGACATCTCGTTTGCAGAATACATGAGAGCACGTCCAGTGACTTTCGTTGTTAGCAACTTGAAGCCAAGCGGTAAATTTTATCCATTCTTCGATGGCGACTCAGTTGCTGAGTATGTAATTCCTGCTGATGTGTTCAAGGTTACCAGATTGTCTGGCACTTCAATCATGAACTTCGATGCAGAGTCTACGAAGGATCGTGTTATTGCTGGTGATGCTGAGCGTACTGAGGATGGTCAGGCTCAAATTGCTTACCAGATCGGTGACGTTCTACAGAATGATGCCCATACTCCATGTACTATCCAAACAATCACTCAGATTACAGACCCACTAGGTGCAGCAACCCTAACGTTGACTGTTGACCAGATCTCTGGTGTTCGTGTTGGTCACCACGTTGAGTTGTATAACTTGAACGCTGGTAAGGTTGTGCAGAACATTGTTTCTTACGACCCAGTTAAGAAGACTCAAGTTACTATCACCAACAGAGCGTTGCCAACTGCCAATGAATTGAACAACAGAAAGTTCAAAGTCTCAGCAGTTACTCCATCTGTTGTTGGTCTAACAACTGGTACAGGTACTATTACCCTAACCACTCTAGATGGTAAAAAGATCCCATCCTTCAGCGCATACAACAAGTCTGCATACAAAGGTACTGATGGCGGTAAGTTGACACGTCTACGTGCTTCTTGCGTTGTTGTTCAAGATGGTGTTATTGACGCCACAGACACTCTTGGCGTTGCACAAATTCAAGACTTGTTCGTTGCTAACATTAAGAATGGCTTCTCAATCGGTGAGTCCCTAACTGGTAAGATCAACTTTGCTGGTGGTACAAGAAACCGTGTAACGTTAACTTCTGTTAATGGTACAATTTCTGGTATCCCAACAATGAAGCAGTTTGGAGATCCAATTAGAACTGACGTTAACGGTTCCACTGCTGGTGTGTTCAAACTACCAAATAGTGATGCTAAGAGATTCCGCACTGGTGAGCGTGATTTTAAGTTGACAGACAACCAGTCTAACAGCGACGCAAACTTCGACTCGAAAGGTAGTGCAACATACTACTCACAAGGTATCACTCTATCGAAAGAAGCTACTGTTGTTAACAGCCGTACTGTTACCTTCACACAAGACCGCTTGTATGAGTCTATCCCAGTTCGTCGTGTTTCCACTTCAACTCGTGTTCTATACTCATACTACACTGGTCACGATCCAATCGCTCAAACCTTCGTTGTATCTGCAACAGGTGGTGCGTTTGTAACTCACGTTGACTTGTATTTCTCTGAAGCAGGCACTCGCCCTGTAACAGTTGAACTTAGAACAACGAATATGAATATCCCGTCAACTAAGATCATCCCACTATCACAAGTTACAAAGACTCCAAACAAGATTAAGACTTCTGAAGATGGTTCTGTTGCAACACGATTCACTTTCCAAGCCCCTATCTACTTGCAAGATAACGAGATGTATGCATTGGTCGTTAAGACTGACCAACCTGGATGCCAATTGTTCGTTTCTGAAGTCGGTAAGGAAGACATCTTAACTGGTAACATTGTTACAGTTCAGCCTTTGACTGGTTCTTTGTACTTGTCTCAGAACAGTAAAGAATTTGAAATCAACCCATTGTTGGATATGAAGTTCCGCATGCACAAAGCAGACTTCGTGACCAACACAGTTGCCCAACTTCAACTACGTGCTCAACCACCAAAGCGTTTTGCTCTAGACGAAAACCCATTTGAAGTTAGCCCAAGTACTGACATTGTGCGTGTTCATGCTCGTCGTCACGGATTCTCTGCAGATGACATCGTTCTTCTAGACGGTATTGAAGAATGGATCGATGAAGAGGCAGGCACTAAGAAGTATTACGGTGCAAGCAATAACACTTATGGTATTCCAGGTGAGTTGTTGAATGGACCGCATACAGTTCTCGCTGACGGTATTGATATTGATTCGTTCTGTATCAGAATCCAAACAACAGATGAGTATCTAGACACTGAAACTTCTACTCTATCACCAAACAGATTGATCACCAATGCTGCTGGAACGCAGAACGACCTAACAGGAACAACGTTCGACGTCACTGTCCAGTCTATTATGGACGAATTTGTTAAGGGTAACTACGGTGGTACTGGTGTCACATGCTCTCGTCAACTAATTCTTGACGAAGTGTTCTTGAAGAGCGATAGCATTGTGACTAGCGACAGCACACTAGACTGGTCTGTTCAGGCTATGTCTACTGATGATAGCATCACAGGCTACCAAGCAATCAGCGAAAATTCTAACTTCTCGTTTGGTTCTAGAAAAATTATTCGCTCGTTCGAGAATGAAGAACTTCTAGCTCAAACAGCTGACATTATCTCCAGAAAACCATCGTTGACATATCGTGCTAAGTTTAGCACTACAAACCCTAACGTATCACCAATTATCGACTTGCAGAAGATTTCTTCTTATGTGATTAGAAACTTGGTAAATAGCACAACAGAAGAACAAACTAACATCATCGGTGTTGACGACAGAACTTTGTTGAAGGCTAATGACGTTGTGGCTACAGACATCGACGCAACCGTAGCAACTGGAAACATCTACTCTTACTTCTTGAGTAACCCATTCCAGTTCTCTGCTGGTACATACACATATACCACTAGCGCTGATGGTCCTACCTATACAGTTACTCCTGTCCAATCAACTTGGAAGTTTGATGGATCTGGTAGTGGACAAACCACACAACCACATCAAAGATTGCAGGTTGGTGACTTGCTGTATAAGGCAGACACAACTACATTAAACATGAACACAGCTTCTCAATTCTATGGTTGGGTTTCTGCGGTTAATTCTACTAACATTACAGTTACTAAAGCTCTAGTTGGTGGATTGACTGGTACAGCAACTCTTGCGCCAGGAACTGGTGTAGCAGTTAACTTCTTGGTTATCAGCAAGTACGTTTACGGGGATGCATCCGCTGCATTTACTTCTAAAGCACCTTCTGGAACTTTGTTGTATAACAACGCTGGCACTCTAATCGGAGAAGTTGATACTGTCTCTAGCGCAACTCAATTAGTATTGAAGTCTGCAGCTCAGGTTGGTAATGGTGTGTTTACAAACTTCGCAACTCACGCACCTCAAGCATGGAGTGTTGGTACTCAAGAAGCAAAGCTAACCTTCTCTAATGTTAATGGATATGGTCAAATCACCACAAACATTGACGTTGCAGATAACTTGTTGTCAGTGGCTAAAGCAGGTAAGTATATCTACTTGACTGGCTTGGCGAGCGGCATTGATGGTAAGTACCTAGTTCGTAGCGTTGATGTTGCCACTGACTCTACTGTCTATGTTGGTAACGAAGAAGGCGATAAGATCACGCTACAAGTATCTCCAGCATTCACGTTCGCTGGTGCAGCAACTACATACACCGTTGATTTGATCAATGACTACTTGTACCTAACTGGCGCTGGTACTATCACTTCCAGCACTGCAAACGGTACTGTAACTGGTGCGTCAACCACATTCACTACTCAAGTAGCTGTTGGTGACGTTCTAACTACAAGATTGACTGGTGGCGATACGTTGGCTGGTGTTCTTGGTACAACAACTTATACACCTATCGGTGTAGTTGGTGCAGTCTCTTCTGCAACAGGAATTACGATAGCAAACGGTGCAAATGCTGGTGCTACTGTTACTGGTTCTTCATACGCAATCAGAAAGCCAGCTACTAGCTTCAAGATTGCTCAACTAGACAAGTTTGTTGAAGACTGGGCACCGATTGGTTCTTCCAACTACGCAAACTACATCACTCGTCCGTTGGTTATCTCTAACCCAGCCGACTCGTTCAAGATTATGTTCGACGCTAACGTTCCATTGAATACATCTATTCTTGTATATTACAAAACATGGAGTGGAACAGTTGACATAAATAATCTAAACTACACAGATACTGGATTCTCAGTAACTACTATCGACCCGATCGATACGTTTAGTGAACGAATGATCGACATCGAAGACATCACTCCATACAATAACTTGGTGGTGAAGATTGTCATGAAGTCGACCAACCCTGCTAACGTACCAAAGATTAAGAATCTAAGAATCATCACCCACTCATAATGACAAACATTGCGAAAATCAAAGACAATCCAGGGCTAGTGAAAGACCTAGCTACTGGAGCTGTCATCAACGTTGACGACTACAAGTATCAAGAACACAAGAAGATAATGTCCATCAGTAGAAGAAACATGGCTGAGAAAAGCGCCATGACATATTCTATTGAGCATATGAATGGGGAAATAAATAACCTAAAGCAGGACGTTGACTCCATCAAGCAGATGCTTCAGATTCTCATAGATAGGAAAGAATAATGGCGCTACCATATCAAGAAACCCCAGTCGCAGAAGTCCCACAGACGGACAACTTCGACCAATGGCGTATTAAAACAAACCAAGCTATTGCTCGCACAAACGATCAAGAAGTTAAGATCGGTGATCTAAACACGCTAGTTGACCCACAAGAATCATTGGTAGATGCCGTCAACTCTGGTCGTCAATTTTCAATTGCCATTACCTTGGCACTTGCATAACAGGAAACAATAATGGCAAATACATTTAAAAACGAACTTAGAAGAAACGTTGGTAGCACTCCTACTGAAGTTTACGTAGCACCTGTCTCTAAGAAATCTATTATCATCGAACTAGACGTGTGCAATACAACAAACGGTGCTGTTTCTTGTGATGCGTTCATCACTTCTTCGTCCCTAGACTACTACGTAGTTAAGAATGCACCAGTCCCAGTTGGTGGCTCGCTGCAAGTTATTGCTGGACAAAAGATTGTGTTGGAATCTGGAGACAGCCTAAGCGTTAGATCCAGCGTAGCTTCATCATTAGACGTTATCGTATCAATCCTTGAGGATGTATAATGGCTTATATTGGAAACATTGCCGCAGATAAAAGCAGCGGATCTAGACCAAGAGACGACTTTGTTGGCGATGGTATCAGTGACACCTTCCTACTTTCACAAGGGGTTCCAGGTGGCTTTGAGAGTAACATCCAAGTATTCGTCGACAACGTACCTCAACAACCGATTGAGGCGTATCGCCTTATTCAGCTAAAGCGTATTGTCTTAACCGATATCGCACGCACATTCATTTACGGCGAAACCTTGGAACAGTCTACCACTGGCGCTAGAGGTAGAATCGTAAACGCACCTACTAACTCTGGTTACGTTGACGTGGTGCAAACCACTTCCACTAACTTCTCCGTTGGTCAGATTGCTGCAGGTTTAACATCTACAGCGTTTGGTACTATCAGCGAACAACAAACCCTAGATGGCTTTGGTCTTCAGTTCACAGGTATCCCAGACAGCGGACAAGTAATCTATGCTATCCATCAAGGTGGTGAAACATACCAATTGTCTCCAGCTGCTGGTTCAGTTACGGCAGATACCCTGTCGGAAAACCTACGTAACTTTGTTATTGACAAGTATACAGCAACCGTTGACCAAGAAGAATTTGAACTGTCACAGGAAGAAGTTTCCGCAACCACATTGTTGGTTAGCGTTGATGGCGAAATCAAGACTCCAGTAGATGACTACACTCTTGGAACTGGTGGTGGTAGTATCGTTTTCACTACACCTCTAGTTGGTGGCGAGAAAGTTACAATTCTACACTTGAGTTTCAGTACAGTATCTCGCCATACCCTACAAGAAGTTGGAACATTCACTCCACAACTAAAGTTCGGTGGTGCCAACGTTGGTTTGGCAGCTAGCACTTTATCTGGTTCTTATACTAAGACTGGTCAACTAGTAACTGCAAACGTGTTTATCCGTTTGGTTCAGACTGGTACGTCTACAGGTGTAGCAACTATCACAGGTTTACCATACGAATCAACTGGTATCTCTGAGCAAAATTTTGCGTTCTCTCTAGACGAATGCAACCCAATCACTGGCGCACCTATCGCAAGACTAGCAGCTGGTTCTACCACTCTGCAGTTGGGACAGTTGAAGTTTTCAGAAGGCAGATGGCAGTCGTTAGACCATACTATTATTGCTAACTCTTCTGCAATCTCTCTAACCTTCACCTATATCGCCGCTAAATAATACAAGAGGAACTTATGGCAATCAGTAAAATCAAATCCACTTCGCTACAACAAGACATTGCTCTGCAAGGCGATGTGGTAGACCTCCCTGGCGGTACTTCTGCAGAAAGAACACCAAGCCCAGAAGCTGGTCAGATTCGCTATAATGAAACAGTGCGCAAGATTGAAATCTACAACGGTAACTCTTGGGACGTGATTAATGCACAATCGTTGCAGATCGCACTTTCAATTGCCCTTGCATAATAAACAACTAAGTTGATCCAGAGGAAATAAATGGCTAAGAAACTCATAGCAACAGGTTATAGAATTGACAGAAACTCCAACACAATTTATTTGGCTGGAAACATTCTACATCAACGTCTACTCCTAATCACTGACGTAACAAATAACAGAATTCTTTATAACTTCGCTGACGAAGGTTCTGGTCTAATCTCCATCACCTATGATCAGGCAACTGAAGAAACACGTCTAGTTTGCCGTCAGTCATTCTCTGTTCTTGGCGTAACGAACTCAGATACTCTGCAAGTTCTTATCGAAGAAGAAGCAGCGGTATTCAGACCAGACGACACATTCGTTGACCCTGTTTCTAAGTTCCGTGTTTCTCAACCAGAAAACTTGATCGACACCGACTTTGAATATGGTCTACAGACTACAAAGTGGGAAACCCTGAAGCTAGTTAACAACATCCCTTCCTTCTATTCTAAGGGTGGTGCTGTTCCTATCAGCGTAACTTCTGTACAGACTTCTGCGGGTTCAGCTTCTGTTCTAGTCACTGCACCTAATCACGGTCTTGCTGCTGGTTCTCCATTCGAGATGACTGGTTTGACTAGCTCCACCTATGAAGGTGGATTCATTGTTACGTCTGTTGTCGACTCTAGCCGTTTCACGTACCTATTGTCGTTCAACTCTACAATCTCTCAAGAACTTTCTACAGTTTACACAGCTTGTCTTCCAGGCGCTTTCTACTTTGGTTCTCAGATCTCCGTCGTGGATATCGAAACCAACGGCGAAAACCCATCTCACTTGACTGTAACTACACGTTACCCACACGGTTTCTCTATCAACACTCCGTTCTACTTCTTGAACACTGTTGCGGTTTATCGTCAAGACATCCCAAGCACTTCGTTCGTTCTAGACGACACAGTTACATCTATTAAGACTACGACTTCTACAAGCATTGGTGAATCCACACAAGACTATCGTGTAACTTCTGTTACACCATACAAGTGGATCGGTAAGTCTACAGTCTACTTCGACTCTACCAACATCATCACCAAGACAAACGCTCCAATCACTTCTGCAAGAAAAATTGGTTCTGGGGCTGGTTTCCAATCTACTCCTATTGCTGTCCCAGTATTCACTACTGGTAACAACAGTAACTTCAATACATTCAACGCTACTACAACTGGCGTTACACTAGCTACTGGCGTTATCACTCTAGCTGCTGCAACAACAATGCAAACTGGCGACCGTGTTGAATACCACGCTTATGGTTTGCCATTGAAGTCTACAGTTGTTTCTGCAACTGCTAAAGATCCATTGCAGTATCTTACAGCTGCTCGCTTCCTAGGTTCTCAAGAAATCACCACAAACGGTTCTGGTACTACTGGTTACTCTTCTGGTGCGATGTCTTCTCAGCAAGGCATTATGCAAGGACAATCTGGCGAGACTGGAACTCCAGGTCAAGGTGGTTACTACGCTGGTGCAATTTCTACCACATTGACAATCGGTAACAACTTGTACTACGGTACTATTGAGGCTGGTCAAAGCATTCAAGTATTCAACGGTCCAACCGCTGTTCTGCCAGTTGGTTCTACCATTGCAAACTTCACTGTAGATAGTCTAACTTCTACAACAACTATCACTATTGCGTTCCCATTCCCACTAAAGACTGGTATCGCTACATTGACCAACGCAGCGTTCTACTCTAACTGGATTGATCCAATTCAGAACACAATCAGAACTGACTTGCACGGTTTCCAGACTGGTGATCGTATCATCTATCGTGTTCTTGGTGCTACCAAGGGTACATATACTCCAGTTGCTCCAGACGCAGCAGGCATCGGCGGTCTAACTTCTGATACTGGTTACTACGTTATCAAGGTTGATGACAACACATTCAAACTAGCAGCAACTTATCAAGATGCTCTACGTGGCATTCAGATTGACTTTACTAACATCGGTGCTGGTACTTACAGCGGTACTGTTGGTTCACAATCTAGATTCCTTCCAGGGATTGCATTTGTTTCTAGCAGTGCAAGTTTGTACTTGCGTAAAGTTTCTTCTACCACAGTCACTCTACACCCAACAGAGAGCGATGCTGTCAACGGCACCAACACTATCACATTCTCTACAGCTGGCGTGGGCACTGCTCACCAGATCGTTGCAGGTCGTGCTAAGTTTAACACTACTGTTGCAGGTGGACAGCTAAACACTATCACTGTTGCTGATGGTGGTTACTCTTACGATAAAGTTTCCTCTATTGTAATTACTGCATATCAGACACAAAGAAGTTTGACACTTCCATTGAACTCTGGTGGTACTATTTCTAGCGGTGGCACTAATACTGTATACTTTAAGTCGCAAGCTGGCGAGCCTACAATCTATCCTAACATGTTAATGTCAGGTACTGGTTTCACTAATGCTACAGTTGTTACCGTATCTTCACCAGACTCTAACGGTATTGTTGCCGTAACTCTAAACTCAGCAAACAGCGCTACCATTTCAAACGGTACGGTTTATACCTTTGCAGATAACTCTGGTACAGCTGCTACTGCAGTTCCAGATATTCGCACAAACTGTTTCGCCATCGAAAACCATGGTTACAATATTGGCGATGCGGTGTTCCTATACAACCCACCAGCTAATACTTTCCCAACAGGCATTACAGCTTCTAGAGGTTATTTTGTCTATCCAATCGACGACAACCACTTCACTCTAGTTTCTACATATCCAGGTTCTGGCATCACTCCAGTATTCAGCGCAGCTAACAGTGGCACACGTGTTGCTATTAGCACTGTGGGTACTGTTGTTAGCAACCGCAAGTTTATGTTGACTCGTTCTTTCCGTGCTACTGCAGGTGGAACAAACAACATCTTGCCACTAGAAGGTCTATTGTCTCAGTCATATGGTCTAACTGTTAACGATGCGTTCGTTGTAACTACTACAGATGCAAGCACAGCTACTCTGGCAAACGTAACGTTCTCTAGCGACGTTGCTGCTCCAATCGACAATACCAAGCATACAATCTACTACGCACGTGCGGTGACTGTTGCAGGTAACACTTCTAACTTGACATTCGCTACTTCCACTACTGGTGGTGGTGCTGTTACTGCAGTTGGCGCTAAGGGTGGCACTGGTGAAATCTTCGTTACTCCAGTATTGTTGATCGCTGACTCTGATTCATTGTATATCCCTAACCATGGGTTCTCTGAAGACGACTACGTTCTATACACAACAACTCTAACTGCTATCGGTGGCTTGAATGCCCAAGCAGGTAGCAACGGTTACTTGATCTCCAAGCTATCTTCTGATCGTGTTAAGTTGAAGAACCGTTCCACTGCAACTATCCTTGACTTGACATCGTTCGGCACAGGCACTCATGCTTTGTCCAACACAAAGTACAACCCAATTGCAAACACCATCAATAAGACTGCACACGGTTTCCAACCTGGACAAGCAGTGTCTTATGACTCTGCTGGTAATCCAGTAATTGATGGTCTAAGCACTTCTACAGCTTACTATGTTAAGCAAGTAAACAACGATGCGTTCCGCGTTTCTGACACTGCGCTTGAGTTGGTTATCTCTGCTATCACAAAGCCTGGATTCGGTGCAGCACCTACTGCTGCTGAAATCACAGCAAGTAAGACAATGACTGTTACCTTCACCGCAAACCATGGTTTGTCTGTCGGTCAGAAAATTATCATTGCAAACAACCAAGTTAACACATTCGTGAATGGTCCATGGACTGTTGCTACTATTCCTGCATCACCAACTGTTAACGGACAACCATCCAGCATCACTATTACAGTTCCAGAGTTTATCAACTCTGCGATTGCAATTAGCCAGAACACTGGTTCTATGGGTATTGCTTACCGCTTTGTTGACATCAACCAAGTTACTGGTAACGACTCTATCATCACTCCAGTATTGGAAGGTGCTACATTCACTACTGTTAAGAGCATGGTTAACTCCACGGTTACTGGTGGTAATGGTATCGTTACAAACCACTTGGTGGAATCCAGCGCATCTATCCCAGTCGACTCTAAAGTTACTGCTCTGTCGGGCAGCAACATTAAGACTCAGACTATCACGTTCAAACAAGCTGCTATCGCAACTACCACACGTGCTTCTGATGTAACTACTGTTGTAACTTCTACTGACCACGGTTATGCTGATCAACAAACAGTAACCATCACTGGTGTTACAGACACTTCGTTCAACACAGGGTTTACTCCAGTTGTTGCTACTGTTGTTGACGCTACTACGTTTACATACCCTAATGCTGGCACCGATGGTTCTAGTACAGGTGGTACTGCAACTCTAGCTTTGACTTCAGCTCAAGCTACTGCAATGGCTGCAAACGGTATTAACTCTAGCACAAGCGCTAACGTTACCATTGCTGCGCAGTCAGTAGGTGCAAACTTTACTACTGGTACAGTTGCCACAGCAACACAAATCACTAACGTAAGCAAGACTCTAGTGGCTAATGCTGGTTTGATTGGTCAAACTACATTGATCGTTCCAAACACTACTGGTCTAGCAGTTGGTATGCCAGTTGCTGGTGTTGGTATTGCAACTACAGCTAAGATTAAGACTATCATTGATAGCACTCTTATCGAGTTGACTGTTCC